TGATACAATCAATATCTAAACATAAAAACTCTCAAACCGCTTTTAGCGGAATGAGAGTTTTTTTGTATTGTGCGCCTAGCGGCGCACGTTTCTAACGGGTTAAAGTCCCGAATCCGCCCGGTAGTGGGAAGGATATAGCCGAAGGCAAGGGTGTCGAGGGTGACCTCGAATCTGAAGGAAGCTGGATATGAGGAAGATACTAACTCATGGGCAAATCTCTGGTCTGACGAACAGAAATCTCATATGAGGTTATGCATGAGGATAAGACTGCAAGACAAGCCAAAGTCCAATAACTACACGGAATCATGCATGATAGATGAGGCAGATATATGGAGAGGAAGAAACGTGTGGTACCTAGGGAGGTCTGTGTGATATGCCTCGAAAGAGGTAACCATTGTCCAAAGCAATGCTGAACACACAGAAGTCAGCAGAGGTCATAGTAGTCGAGAGACAAAGGACCGAATCAGTAGGAGTCTCAAGTATGACTGAGAAAGGAGGAATGACTGGTTATGGCAGAAAACATTGAAAACAATGGCTGTTCGCAAAGAGATAGTGCGGAACATGAAGGGTATGTGAAAGCGCGTAGGTCATTCAATCTGATATGGAAAGAAAGAGACAGTGCACAGCCGAAGCTCTTAGAAGCGATACTGCATAAAGATAACTTTAACAGAGCGTATAAGAGAGTGAAGGCAAACAAGGGAGCACCTGGAATTGATGGTATGACCATCGAAGAGGCACTTCCTTATCTTCAGGAACATCAACAGGAGTTAACTAACCGTATCTATCGTGGAAAGTATACTCCGTCTCCAGTAAGACGAGTTGAGATTCCCAAACCAGATGGTGGTGTGCGAAAGCTTGGCATACCAACAGTGATAGACCGTACACTTCAACAGGCGATAACACAACAGTTAGTTCCAATCTATGAGCCACTTTTTACAGACGGCAGCTACGGTTACCGTCCAAACAGAGACGCAAAAGGAGCAATACTTAAGATTAAGGAGTACGCTGAACAGGGCTACACATATGCGGTAGTTCTAGATTTATCGAAATATTTCGATACAATCAACCACGAGATTCTTATCAACCTTCTGAGGAAAAATGTTAAAGATGAACGTGTGGTGCAACTTATCAAGAGGTATCTGAAAAGTGGCGTAATGGAAAATGGAGTGGTTATTGAAACAGAGGAAGGGTCGCCACAAGGAGGGAATTTATCCCCTTTGCTCGCGAATATCTACCTCAATGAGTTCGACCGGGAGTTTTTGAAAAGAGGTGTCCCATGCATAAGGTATGCAGATGACATAGTGCTTCTTGCGAAAAGCAGAAAGGCATCAGAGAGACTCTTAGAGAGCAGTACGAGGTATCTTGAGGAGAAACTGAAACTTACAGTGAATCGAGAGAAAAGCCGCACTGTCAGTGTATTTGCAATCCGAAATTTTAAATTCCTTGGCTTTGCACTGGGAAGGAACAGAAGTGGCATATATGTCCGAGTTCATGCAAAGTCTTGGGAGAAGTTTAAGTCGAAACTGAAAGAGCTTTCTTCCCGTAAGCGCTGTCAGTCAATCAAGCCGAGCCTAGAAAGAATCAAGGTATACGCAAGAGGGTGGCTTAACTACTATGGAATAGCAAGTATGAAGAGCAACATGAATGATATCAACGGATGGCTCTATCACAGAATACGTATGTGTGTATGGAAACAATGGAAATGTGTGCGAACCAGATACCGAAACCTGAGGGTCATGGGAGTTCCTCAAGACCTAGGGTGGAAAACGGCAAACAGCAGACGAGGCTATTGGTTTACAACACATACAGTTGTCATGAACATGGCAATGACAAAAGAAAGACTGATAAACAGTGGCTTTTACGATTTAGCCACAGCCTATCAGTCTGTGCACGTCAACTATTGAAAGCGCTGTATACGAGAACCGTACGTACAGTGCTGTGAGAGGACGGCGGTTAGTCACCGCCTCCTACTCGATTGGGAAAAATCCCTGTTTTTCCATGACAATACAGAAAAAAGGAAGGAGCGGAGACAATGAAAATAACAGTAGGGGAGATTCTTTCTCTTGTTGATGACGCAAGACCGAATGCCACAAGCGAGAGTCTTAAATTGCAGTTTTTAAACGAAGTGGAAGCGGAGATATTCGATAACTACCTTGCTTTTCAGAAGGGAACGGAAACACATATTAAGCCGATTCATGCGAGGGCGTATCTCCATAAAGAGAAGGACGAACTAAAGGGAAGCGCCGTTAGAGAGGGAAGGTCAGAAAGCACCGTAACCATCATGGGGACAGACCCGTATTATATCGTGGATCCCTTAGAAAGCAGGGCGAGAGACGGAGAAGCGCAGAACGAAGCTATGCGGGTAATGGAAGAGACAGAGGAAAACGGAGAGAAGAAGATTATAAGCGTTGATAGGGGGATTCCTGCACTTATTCCTTACACGGCGCAGGATATGGACAGCGTAGTTCTCTTAGACAGCCGTTTCAGCGGTATCTATATCGCATACCTTAAAGCAAAGATTGATTTCTTAGAGGATGAAATAGAGAGCTATGCGAATGATGTACAGGCGTATCAGGCAGAAAAAGAGGCATGGCTTAGTTACATGAATCGCTATCTCATTCATAACGAGAGGAAGCCGAGGGGGTTAATCTGATGAATTTTAAGCAAATGAATCCACTAGGGAAAACGAAGCAGAGTATCGGCGTGTTCGGGGGACTGAATCAGTCAAGTGTTGGGGCGGATAATGAGTTTTTAGATATGAAAAACATATCGTCAAGGCTATTCCCGTCCCTTACTTTGCGTGAACCGAATTTGCCATTTACTGAATCGGAAGAGCCTGTACAAATCTTTTATAAGAATTCCTTGTATATGTTCGGGAAGAATGCGCTTATCTATGACAAAAAAAGAATAGCGTTAAAAAAGACCGTGGAATTAGACAGGGTTCTAGTCGGAATGGGCGCATATATCTGCATTTTCCCTGATAAGCAGGTATTCAACACAAAGACGGAAGAACTGACCGATATGGAATCCTCTTACACGCAGGAAGGGCAAATAAGCCTTGCGCCTGTTTCGGAAGGATCCAGCTTTGTAAAGATTCAAGGGAAGAACATCGGAAAGAATTTCAAACGGGATGATGTTGTCACGCTTTCAGGATTCACGCAGTACACGGGGGCACTAAACACCACTAAGGCAATAAAGGAAATAGGGGATGATTTTATTGTCATTTCCGCAGTAGATGAAAACGGTGCGTCTCTAAGAAGTATCACGGAAGAAAGCGGAGTAAAGATTGTTCGGGCTGTTCCCGATATGGATTACGTTTGTGAGTTCAATAATCGCTTGTGGGGGTGTTCCAGTGCGAACCATGAGATTTATGCGTCTAAGCTTGGAGACCCGACCAACTGGAACAGCTTCCAAGGCACGGCAGCGGACAGTTATGCGGTGTCTGTCGGAAGTGACGGGGATTTTACGGGCGTTATCAGCCAACAAGGCTATGTTGTGTTCTTTAAAGAAAACTACATTCATACGATTTACGGTACGAAACCCTCCAATTTCAGTCTTGATACCGTAGAAGCAAGGGGAGTAATGAAAGGGTGTAGTGCTTCTCTTTGCCATGTGAATGAAGCTGTAATGTATGTAAGCCGTGACGCAGTGATGATATATCAAGGGGGAATGCCTGAATCGGTGTCGGACAAGCTGAAAGTCAAGTGGAATCATGCCATTGCGGGGCAGTGGAGAGGAAAGTATTACGTTTATTTGCAAAGCGATAAACAAGGCTCTATGTATGTGTTTGACCTTAAAAACCAGTTATGGATAAAAGAAGCGGACATAGAAGGAAAGATATACAGCCTTGTAAACGCTTCGGGGAATCTTAATTCCACTTATGAAAATCCTGTAAATGGCAAGTACCCTATTTATACAAGAAATACAATGGCGGACGATATGCAGGAAGATGACAGCACGGAATGGTATCTTGAGTCCGTGTATTTGGAAGAGGGCACGCTTGACAAGAAGAAGGTGCGATCTCTCCAGTTTAACATTGAATTAGATCCGGACGCAGAATGCACCGTGTACGTTCGCTATGACAA